GATGCCACACATTCGATGTCAAGTGAAGTATCAAATCTCTTCAATACAATACCTGCAGTCTTCAACATGTGAACAGATGCACCGTCTACGTCAGAAGCTCTAGATGTTCCAGAGTCAAATCCACGAGGTACAACAGAACCAGCAACACACCATCTCATCATCTCACGACCCTTCTTATTAATCATCTGTAAATTCGACTGTCCGTCGTAATTAGATTGATCAACAAAAATCATACGGTAAGACTCTAACGAATACCCAGTTACCGGGTGCTTGTCACGAGCTTGTGCAATAGGACCATGATCGAACATAGGTAATTTAACAACATTTACTGTATGCCCATCTACGTGCTCGTATTGAGTAAAGTAACCTGTTAAACCTAATGAACGTCCAGAACCTGTAATGAAGCGATTCTCTCCACCAATCTTCCACGAGTTAGCGCTAGATCCACCGAAGTGTCCTTTTAATGCTTCGTCAAATTCACGAGCACCACCAGTTCCTGTGTAAAGAGTGATTTGTTTAGCATTGGCATCAGACATTCCGTAGAATAAGTCACCAATGATATTTTTGATCTTATTTTCAGTTAAAACTGAATAAGTATCCTTATTGATAATCTGCTCTAAAAGACCAGGACCCAAAATTACTGGTTGTCCATTTTCATCTTTCATTGTAGATTTACCTTTGTCATCGTAAGTCTTTTGACCGTACCAGTAGTACATCTCACATTCTTCTTTGAAAGAAAGCATGTGTTGATATTCTTCATAGTCCATCCAAAGTTTAGTAGCTCCGCCACCTTTCTTAGGAAGGGTAAATTCAGCCACGAAGTCTTTAGCATTACCAGACATGTGGTATGATTTACGAATAGTACCGATCTTGTTACGAACTTTACCAGGAGTTTCCCAGTTAGATGCATTACCACGAGAGAAGTCAACTCCTACCGGTGCATACATTTGAGCCCATAAAGCACCTACATCGTTTCCAGCTGTTAGTTTCGCAGACGGGTCTGGATTAACTAATTGTACTGTATAACGATAGTTAGCTCCAACCTGTACAGGTTCAGCCATGATACGTACTTGCTCACCTGCTCCGTTTACGAGAACGTAAGGGAAGATGAACCATTTATCTGGGAAAGTTAAGTAGAATGTTCCACCACCTAATCCTAGATTAGAACCGCCATTAGCTGCTGCTATTGGTCTAGTTTTCAACGAATGAGTTTTCACACGATACTCATACTCTAATCTATCGATAGACTTTACGTTACCTACACCTTCAGTTAAGAAAGAAAGAGGGAAACGTTTGTCATCTTTACCAGAAAGGTGAGTAATGATCGGTGATAATTCCGTTGGCCTAGAAACCATAGCATTAGCTAGACTGTTCATGTCAGTCATTTGAGAATCATTGTAATGATTCTTCTGTACACTAATGTTATTTCCTTGTATTGCCATTTTTAAATTAATTTATATGCAAAGTTTAATATTGCCGTTAGTTAAATCGAAAGATCCAGATCATCTACATCGACGTCTTTTTTCCTTCTAGTTGCTCTCTTCGCGCTCTTAACAGATTCTTGTCTGCCAGAAATCTTATCTCTGAGAGTTTGTACACTCTTTGTTTTAGCTCTCGAGTTTACTAACCCGCCTAAATCAAATCCTTTGTACATTAGATAATCAATTGCTAGCTTTACGTCTACCTCTGCTTCAGAGTGATCAACATCTCGCTGAGTTCTACCTTCATTATCTATAGTATTAGATAAGTATCCGAAGAACTTTGATTTATCTTTTTCAGGTATTGTTATACCTGCAAATTCTGATGAGTTAGTGATGGTATTCGAAATATCATCCCAAAACGACTGTTGCGCCTTTACCTCATCTACTTTAGTCTGTCTCTGCGTTTCATACATTCTCTCTCTTTGAGTGTCCTGGTAAGCGCTTAACGCACCTTTAGCAGCAGCAGCCTTTTTATATAATTTACCAGAATCCTCATAGTCTTCTAGTAACTCATTTGTAAATGCTTTATCATGACCTTTCAACTCAAAATAGTTAGCTAATATAGCTCTCTGAGATGCTGTGTCATTTTCATTCAATTCAAATGCAGAATAATCCGCCTTCGGATCATGTGCAGACATGAACTGTTGTGATTCTCCGCCTTGCATAACGTACTCTAAATGCTGCTTAACTAACGGAAAGTTATTTAATACATCATCTATTCTATCGTCTGCCATCTGGGAAGCTATATCCTTAGTCATAGCTGTCAACCCTTCTGGAGTATCATCGTATTCTTCTGAGGGTTCGTATCCAAGACTTTCTAAGATCTCTCCTACTACAGAGTCAGATGGATCAGCCTCGTCGCCATCATCATCGCCTTCATTAGGCTGCTCTTCAGGGTTGTCATCCTCTTCTTCCTCTTCAGGCTCCTCTTCTTCTTCCCCTTCATCACCTTCTAAGATGTCTTCTAATCCGTTGTCAGGCTCCTCTTCTGGAGCGTCTTCTGGTAATTCAAGGTCTCCTAATGGAGAATCTCCTCCGGTATCTGAAAAAACATCGTCTATAGTGATGTCATCCAATGCGATCCCGTCGTTATCGTCTTCTGTAATCATATCTATTGGTTTTATTGTTAACAAAAATACGCAATATATCTATAACTTTTATACAAACACTACATAATGCAGGTGTTATTAATATATAGCACTTTACTACTTATCTTCTCTTCTATATTCCTCCATTACCCTGAGTCTCTTTCCCGTCACTGTAGGTCTTAGCACCTAAGGCTGCAGCTCCAGCAACCATAGGCAGCTGATTAAGAGAGTTAGCTAACAAGGTAAAGTTAGTTTTAGTAGGCCCCATAAAATCAAATATCCTTTGAGGACTAGAGATAGAGGTAGGGGTGTGCCCCGCCGTAAATATATCATTATTTTTAGTTGTATGTCTGTAAGCAGGATTTTTTGTCAGCTCACGGTAAGCAACTTCCAACTGTTCTGGGGTAACATTTTCAAAATACCCATCGTCTGCGTATTTCATGTACCCTTTCTCCATAAGAACACTCCTAAGTTCTGCTCCGAATGCAGTAGGTTCCCTAGAGTTACCATTAGATCCCCTTACGAAGTAATCGTAAGCTGACATAGCTTCTGGAGAAAGGTCATCTTTAGGAGTTATTTTAGCAAACTCTGTATCCAACACCGTTCTCTCTCCTTTTTGTAAGAAATGGTTAATCTCATGATGCATAGTCGGAACATTATCTACGTGAGTAGTACCTAATCCCATCATATCTTCTGGCCTAACCTGAACCCCATATTGACCAACTGTTGCACCTTTAGGGAAGTACGCAGCATTATTAAATAAAGAGCTGCTTGCAAAATTAGAATTTTGAATGTTGGTATTTCCAACTATATTGGCAGCCTTGTAATCTGCCGCCATACGATTATAGGTTGGGGCATTTCGTAGCCTATCTATACGCATCTTAGCTTTCTGTAAAGACGTATGAGAATTAAGCATTGGAGCCATAGATGGGGAATACATGTCTGCAAGCCTCTGTGTACCTCTAGTAGTCGAAAGCTCTCTAACTCTATTAGCTATAACAGAGTCGAATTTATCCGCACCGCTAGCAAGTTCATTCATAAATCTTACCGCCTCCCCTGGATTAGGGCTCGTCATAAACGACTCATAATTTAAATTGGGGGAGTTAGAGTAAGATATGTTGTTAAGTCCCACACCTTCCGTTCCTGAAAACCTCTCTACCTTACGTAAAGCTATATCCCGTGCCGTTAAAGGTGTAGGTGTAGGTCTATTCCATGGAAACTTAGGTAACTTAGGTAGTGTAAACCCAAGTTCAGATACATTGGATGTATTCGAAGCAGCCTGTCCCGGTAAGTTCAGCGGGCTTGTAGTTTCTACAGCGGCAGCAACTAAAGGATTATCTACTTTCTTAATAACATTCGTAGCAGTGTTCAAGTTAATATTTGGTACAGGTATAGTAGGAACTGTAGACTTAACATTCTTTACTGTCTTAAGAGCTTTAAGTGATTTTACCCCTTTATCTATTAGACCTAATGTTTTCCCAACAGGAAACAGAACCTCAGGTATAATGTTGTGAGGAGTAATCTCTCCCCCACTAGGTGTACCATCCCACTCAGGTCTAAGATTTCTGAAAGAGTCGTATTCATATCCTTCAGGAATTACAGGGGATACATACCCAGGCAGATTATCATTAAGGTGCTCATCAAGTAATGGGTTGAACGGTACTTTAACTTTTGTATTTAAAGTTTCTTGTGTGTTATTATAAACTGATGTATTATCAGAGGCTGAATATAAATCTGCGTAAGGGTCATATACTGGTGGATCATGTGGTCCTAACCCCCCATGATTAAATTTCTTTCTTATTCCTCCATTCTTGTGGGTACGATGTAGCCCCTCCATTATGTTTTTATTTAGAGGTATAGCCTCTTCTAAATCTTTAAGTCTTTTACTTCCACCTATACCTTTAGTTACATATATAGAGTCATGCCCTTTACCCATTATTTCTTTAATCTTTTCTACGGACCAAACCTCAGGTTTAGGGGCATAGAAAGGGTTTTTAGAATTCATGTATGTTTGGTATCGAACATTCCCGTAATCTTTATACTTAGTTGCATTTGGAGTAAACCAAGTCATATTGTTAGGGACTGATCCAGACCCTCTTGTGTTTACATTAACTAAGTCTATAGGGTCCATGATAGTTCTTCCATCAGCTTTTACATTGTCAGCTAACCTTTGATTTCTATAAAAAGGTGTAGGAGCTTCTAACTTTAACTGCTTAGCCTTGGAAGGTTTTAGTATATTAGACACTATAGCGTCATCTCCCTTCTTAACAATCCCTTTAGACATGGTAGATAGATACTCTGGTGTTACAGCTCCAGCCTTACTTATATTTTTGGTAGTCTTCACTGCGTTGGCTCCAAGTTTTAATGTCTTCCCAACAGGAAACATTAACTCAGGTAAAATATTATCCGGTGTAATCTCCCCTGATTGAGGGGTTCCGTCCCAGTTATCCTGAAGCTTTCCTGTCGCAGGACTCCAATGCGTACCCTCAGAGGTTTGAAATGAAGCATTAAGCTCCGCAGTACTGTTTACTTGTGTGTTGTCAGACTCTGACATTATATCTTTATAAGGGTCAAATGTTGGTCCCGTATATTCTTCGTATTTCTTCTTTTTCTTATTCTTTACCCCTCCGTTCTCGAAGCTAGGTCTAGGGTACTGAGGTAATTTCCAGGAGCCTCCTGCAAATTTTGCTGCTTCCTTTTCAGTATCGAAAGGGATTCCCTCGCCTGCATTCATAGCTTGCCTAAAAGATTGAGGATGATACACACTATCAGCGTATGGAGCCCTGTCGTTTGTCACAGAGGGTGCAGAGTAATACTTCCCATCTGCTTCATATGTTCTAGATAAATGTGTAGAGTGTGTATTTGGGGCCTGCTCAAAATCTAATGCATAATTTTCTCCCTGAGCGGGCCTCATCATTCTATATTTTCTAGCCTTATCTGCGTTAGTAGGGGGGTCACCCTTAATTCCACCTTTCTTGTACGTCTTCTTGAATCCCCCCTCACTGTAACCTGTTACATTCTTGGCCATGTCCCATAAACTAACTTTCTTAGTTTCATGCGGTACATACTTCTTAAGACTTTTAACTTCATCTAAAGATAATCCTAGATCTCTGTACGAGCCTAGGTTTATATCTACAGGTAGCTTAGATTTTATATGATCTGCAGCGCTGTGTGCGTTCTGCCAAGGATTATCATACTTACCTTTAGTTATTTCGTCCCACACTTTACCTGCAGATGCTCCCGTCTTCTCTATATTCTTTTGTGACGGGTTAAAATCATAACTGTCAGAGACATGTACATTACCAAGCTCATCTATTGTGTAGTTTGCGTTTCCAGTTAAAGCATATAATGCTTCTCTTGTACTGTTACTTCCAGAAGGAAGGAAATCATCTATTAGAGTATTAGCAACTCCACGAGATTTTAAAACCTTTAAAGCTGCACTACTAGATGATGCATTCTTGACATCACTTTTATTACTGTAATCCCTGTAATCTACTACACCGTCCTTACCTTTGTTTAAGTTGTCCCTTAAAATTGATTTGTAAGAAGCAAGTTCATCCGCTCGTAAGTCGTCCTCATCCACATCAAAGAAGGATTCATCGTCCTTTACAAATCCATAGTGTTGAAGCATTGAATTGGCAAGGTACTGAACGTAAGATTGCACTGATTGTGATGCACTATCTAATGTTGTCCTCTGAGCCTGACCTTTAAGCCAGTCCATGGTACCAATACTATCACTAGATGTTCTGTTAGTATATTTAGCATAAGCTTTTGCGGTATCTTCACCCCAATCACCGTCTACACCATCACCATTTGCACCAAACTCACCAAGATCGTACCCTTCATCAACTAGTAAAGCTTGAAGAGCCATTATATCTTTCTTCCCTTTAGGACGTTTAGGTCCTCCTTCTTCATATTGTTTAATACCCCCATCTCTATACTGCCCAGGTTGAACAAAAGATGTGTTTCTAGATCCGGAAGTTTGATTTAATCCTACACCAGTTTTACCTGGAGTGACAAATTCCTTGCTAGAGGGTTGTGATTGTGGTATAGCTTGAGCTGGAGGTGGTGGAACTGGAGCTAGGGGAGGCATTTGTACAGCCTGCTGTTGACCCTGTTGCTGAGGGGCGCCTTGTTGAGACTCCGCCTGAGCAGCTCTTTCTTCCTCTTGAGCAATAGCCTCATACGCAGGAACCTCAAGGCTCCCTTGTATCGACTGCTTAATTATATCCAGCTTACTTACACTATCCATGTGATATTATTTAGAAGGGTTACTTTTACTCTCTTTTCTTTTTGCTGCAGCTAGTTTTTTCGATTCATTCTTGGAACCCTCAGATATTTTACTCTTATCTATGGATTCTTTAGCTTGATTCGATCTAACTGTTTCTGAAGCTTGAGATCCTTTAGTATCTGCCTCTCCCTCTTTTATATCTAACTCTCTATCTTTAAGTATAGCGTCATTTTCATTTTTAGCATGACTAACTCCCGCAGAGATTTCAGCAACATCTATTTTGTTCTGTCTGTCCTTCTCGTTGTTCATGTTCTCATTCTCTACCTCAGCTTGTTGTTGTTCTAGTTGAGCTTGAGCTTGAGCTTGTTCAGCCTGTTGTGCAGCCTCTTCCAACTCTTGTTGTGCAGCTTCTGCTTTCTTAAGATTAGATTTAATCTGAGAGAAACTCTTAGAATCTAACATCTCTACTACAGCTGATGCTGGTAAACCGTTCTGAATCATTGCTTGACTCATCTGTCTAGCCATCTCTATCTTCTCAATCTCATCACCAGAATCCGTCATCCATAAACCATATTCTGATTCCATATGCTCTGAAGACTCTACGTCTAAGAACTCTGCCATACCATCCGGCATGATGAACGATGCTTTCTTACCATTTACCCACGCTTCTTTGGAATAATCCAACAAAGCTTGCATATCTCGTTGCTCTAATTGATTGAACTTACGATATAAATCCTCAGTAATATGAGATGACTGAATTATAGCCTGCTGGCTGGACGCTTTTCCTTCATAGGCACCAATGTCACCCTGACGCTGTCTATTGACACCAGAGAGCTTCTCCCACTCCTCCATGACAGAGTTTAAGAGTACGATATACTGCTCAATAGTTTTGATAGACATATCTAAGACAGATTGATGTTGTGGAGAGAGTTGAACTCCTTCCTTATTATAATCTACCCAAGCGATTCCTGTACCCTCAACAAAGTGCATGAACTTGTCCATATCCCACTTCTTAGGTATCATATTAATATCAAACTGTGCAATTATTCCCTTAGAGCGAGCGATAGCGAGCTCAAGACGATACTTGTACACATTATAAGTCAATTGATAAGGTACCCCTAAAGAAACTAGGGATATATTTTCAGCATTCACATCTGAATATCTTCTACCATTAATAGGTAGTTTACATAAAGACGGGTTGTCTAAAGATGAGCGTTGGTTTGTTATAGGCTTAATATCCTTAAACATTCTACCATCGATTTTATGTCCACCCCAAACTTCATTAACCCATAGCCATTCAAGTTTAGCTCCTTGTTCTTTAAGTTCTTTAGGCATTTTAAATCCATCTTCAACTTCCATTTCTTCCATCTCTCCTGTTTCAGGATTAGGGAAAGCCACAAAGCCGATACGTTTTCTAGACTTCCAATAGACAGTGATAAGTTCTATCAGTCTGTTACTGAACTGGTTGCCATTAGGACCTGATGATCCCATAGCTAGCCAAGGTATATGAGAGTTACCCATACCATGTGGCTCTTCTAAACTAAGAGATTCTTCATCAGTAAGTTCATCATGAAAGTAATCTATAAGTGTGGACGCATGTACAAACTTTCGTACTATAGCCCAATCTCCATCCTCAACAAAGTCAAGATCTGGATCTAAATCGTAATCAACATCAATAGGATTAAGTATATCATAGAAGACTTCGTTATGTCTAACCCCTCTATGTGTATACACTTCTCCGGATACTAAATAGTGGAACCAAGCTTTGTTAAGCTTATCCTGCACTTCTTCTTTAGCCATGATATAGTTCATAGAGTTCTGTCCCATAATAGCTCTGTTATCTACATAGCTATTATTGAAAAGCTCTTCTATTTGCTCTGGCATATCTATTTCAGTAGGATCCATACCGGTATCTATCCCAGCTTTAGAAGCTGCGTTAGCGAAGTGTTCCTGTAAGTTTCTGTAGATACTCTCGTTCTTAGCCTCTTCTTTTCTGGTTACAGAGTTTGCGTTTAGAACTCCAACAGTAAAGTTTAGAGGTCTTTTAGCTTTCTCACCTAGTAAAAGGTCAATGATGGGTTTAATTATAGGGAAATTCCTCAGTGTAGAGGGAAAGTTTTTACGTGCTTTACCATACGGCTTAAGTATCTTAGAGTAGTCAGACTCATCAATAACTCCGTTATACATATCATAGTACTTCCGTAATTCATCTCTCCTATTGGACATGGATGAAGTGTTGGTTGATAGATCTATATACCCATCAATACATGCTTCTCTCCATTCCTTATTCTTCTTATTCATAGGCAGTTTCTGCCTAGGTAAACTATCGTATCCCATAATTGAACAAATTTAAGTAAATTACAGCACCTGTGAGAGTGCTGTATAAAATTATTGTATACTTTATAAATATGCCACTTTAGTAGTTTTGATCAAACCACTCGTCGTGAGCCCTATCCTCTAGTACATCTTTAACTTCTGCATTATATAATTCTCGAGTATGGTACATTCCAATCATGAATGCCATCACTCTATCAAAGTTTCCTTTATGATTAAATTTAATCAGCTCTTGAAGTAAAGCTAAATCAAATATTTTATGTAAATTTAGTGTTTTTTTCCCATTCTCGTCAGTAGATCGGGGAGTATTTAACCAATCTCTTATGTAAATCTCTCCCTGGCGCTTCCTAGCCTCGGTCATGTGCATACCAAACTGTCTTCTAACCGTCTTAGATTGCAGATTCTTTTTATCTAGCATCTCAAATTCTTCCTGAAGCTTATGTAAACGTCTATGCCTCTTAGCATAAGGTATCACTTCACCCCTGTCATTCTCGAAACCAATCTTACATCCGTAGTATTCAGCCAACATAAATAGATTCCTATTGTAGTCATCAGATGTTTCTGGTCTACCAACGTAGCTAGCAACGATCATATCATCCGGAGACGATATATTGTTAGGTCTTTTTATTACGTACGCCGCCCCTAAAGAGGAAGAATCCGCAGATTGATTCTGGCCATATGGATCATGGCAGATTACATACATATTTACTGGTACCTGTTGGCTTTTATTCCTGTAGGGAGATTCGTATATGACTACACCACCAGTGTTATCATCATCTCTCCTGTGAGGGTACTTAATTATAGGTCGAATATCTCCGTCCATTCTAAACTTAGCATGCCCCTCAGTATTGTAGTAAAATATACCAGCTGTACCCACAGATTGTAATCCTCTGGACTTCACGTAGTTATACTGCTCGTGTAATGAAGCAACATCAAATAGATTCGATGTAACCTGTAGAGTAGCTTCCTGTGGAGAGTTAGGGTGTTCCGCAATATACTGATCTAATGATTTAGCATCTGCAGCTCCTTTCTTTTTCTCCCTCATACCACTCTCGTGTGCCCTGGCTTCTTCTCGAAGAGAATTCCCACTCTCATCTATAAACCCATCCAAGTTTGTATGTATAGGAACAAAGTACCCACATTTGGTACCCATAGAACCTTCATCCCAGATATTATTATAGTCCATACAGTCATACGACGCTGGATTATAAAATATCTCTTCCATAGCCTCAAAGTCTGCCCCCTCTTCACCGCCGGTACCAAAAGCTACCATTAGTCCAAGTGTTTTAGAACCTTGACGCATCGTAGGCATTGTTACCTCCCACGCTTTAAGGAGTCCGGGGAAAGAACCTGCTTCCTCAAAGAAAACAAGCTCTCCCGCCTTCCCCCTTACTTTATCTGGGTTATCCTTTAAGGACACCCCCATGATCTGGGACTTCATGCCCATCTCTATTTCAATACCATTTACCTTCTTCTTATATCCAGACATCTTACTCATCTCTCTGTCTCTTAGTCGAGGCTGAGCCCATGCAGTGTTGTCGTCTATAAAGGAAAGGAATTCCCACACCTTAGAAAGGATACCATCCCCAATAAGGTATTCTTTACTGTTTGCAAATACAAAATTCTTTGAGTTCTTTAATAAGAAGTAGTTCCTAGCAAGCATCGAGCCAGCCTTGTAAGAGTATCCCTTACGACGTGCCTTCAATACGATCATGTGCCTGTTAGTTCTCCTAGCTTCATCAATCTCTGTGAAGTATTCGTGATCCCCATCATAGAACGCTGGGAAAGATCTTTCACGTTTAGATTGTATAGTACCATCAGGTAATACCTCATCCACTGCCCTATCAATTGGGCAATAGTTAAGGTAGAAGTAATGGAACCCGGTTATAACTACCTCGTCCTCAGTACCTTCATCTACTGTGTATCCGTAAAGACATTTTTGTTTTTCTGTATCCCAATAGGAGTAGTACTCCCTGGTTCCTGGAAGGGCATTCGTATAGTAGCCATTGTTCTCAAACATTATGGCCGGCTCCCTGAACCTATTTACATCTTTAAATAGTTTCAAGGCTAGATTTTAGTGTCATTAATTCTGCACATTTCTCATACTCTTCTCTGTTTGAGAAATGTTCTATTATCATATCCAGTGTTGCTGCATCCTTACCGTCCCCTACTTCAGGGTTAAACGGTAAAATATCTTCTTGTGTATCTTCAAATGATGTTCTTCCCGTAATTAAATTATACGCATTGTTCATTGCATCATCATACTTTTTTAAGTCTTCTATAAAGTCCATTACATACTGTATTTATTGACCTCTACGCCACCTCTGTTTGGATTGTTAGACTGCTCTTCCTTCTTAACTATATCTTCTAATCTAGAAAGACCATCTACCACTTTACCCATCTTTTCAAGGTTACCTATTAAATCCTTTGCAGAATATATGGGTTTGTCTCGATCATCAAGTAACGTGAGATCTATTGTTCTAAAATACTTCTCTAACTTAACTACAGATTCTGTAGCAGCTTTGAGAAGCCTAACTGCAGAGGTCTCAATAAGTGTTTCGTACTTTCTGCAAGCCTCAGCTACCTTAGTAGATGGCTTCCAATTTTTAGCTCCGTACACACTTTCTTTAACCTCTATTTCTCGTTGAGCCCACTCGTAAACAGAAAACGGGGATCTATGATCTACCATGAAGTAGACATACCCCAACTCCAACTCATCTAGACTCTTAAACTCCAGTATTGTTGTAGCATATGCACTAGGCACAGCCTTGTTGTTAACTATATGTATTAAATCATCCTTTAGATTCATCTGATATTCTATTTACGTGCTTTATTCTTTCTTTCTTCGCTGAAAACTTACCAAAATAAGGTAGGCGTACAGGGGCGAACGATCCTTCCTTCATAACTTGATTAACAAATTTGAACTGGTACGATACGATTTCCTCAACCTTGCTTATAGGTAAATTATATTTATTAGCTAAAAAGTATATTAACTCTTGACTATTTTTTTTCACCTTCTTCTTCTAAACGCTTCTTTTCTGCAGCAGCTTTTATTTCAGTAAGATCTTGTGCCTTCCATTTGTTCTCTGGACACGAAGTTGTCTTCCACTTAGCTTTATGTTCTACCAAGCATCCACACTTACCACATCTCATAGCATTACGCATCAAATGTACGCACCCATCACATGTAAGTAACCTAGCTTTGTAATCTTCTGTTGAACAGTTAGGTGCACCAGCAAGAACGTACTTACTCATGTCTCTACCAAAAGACTTCATCATCTTGAATACATTTGGAGGCTTAGCAGGAACAATAGGTGCCTCTTTTACTGCTGTAGGAATAACTTTAGGTGTTTCCTTTATGACCTTGGCTGTAACCGGTACTGCAGACCTAGTTACTTTCTTCTTTTTAGTATTCTTCTTCATAGTACTCTATTTCAATTCTTATTAGTTCTCCTTTAGAGTCCTGAACTATCATAACTCCGTACCCTCTCATATCAAAATGGGATATTACTGCGTCTAACTCAATGTGCATGCTTTATTAGGATTTCTACGCTATCGGTATCCGGCTCTAAAAGCTTGTTTAATATATACCCGCTTTCCTTCTTAAGCATAACACCCTTGTCCTTAAACCTTTTAACGTAATTGTTAAGTGTGTTGTGATCCTTTATTCCTACACGTTTTGCAACAAGCTTCTTGATCTCTATGTTACATGCGTTCATAGCTGATGGGGTTTGATCCCTGTTTACATCTATAAATGCTGCAAGTATACGAAGCTCCTTAGGTGTTAGGTTAAATAATCCGTTCCACAACCCAAGATACTTATAAGTTGTATCAATCTTTACTGTTATTCTCTTTTTTTTCATAATTTCTATTCTTCTGGCATATCTACAGACAGCTTTATGTAAAATTCTAACCCACTGAACCCTATCTCTGTATCGTAAGAAGATATAACTCCATCCTCTAACTTTACATCCATCTTAGACTCAATACTTAGTAAAGTGGAAAGCCATTCTCCCAGACTCCCCACTTTTATACTACTAGTTATCAAACTTTACCAAGTACTTGGTGCTCGCCGATTAATAAGCAGGCTTTATCATCTATATCCATTCGGATAGCTTCTGTTCTAGGATCTATCGTAGCAATATCCCCTACTTTAAGGAATGTACAATGAGGTCCTACAGCTAATACCTTTAGAATATTAGTTTCCAGTGATTTCCTAGTGACCTCATCTAAAATGATTCCTGAGTCTGTTGTTTCTGATGTTGGGTCAGGTAAAACTACCCATGCCCCGTTAGGTTTGAAATTCATAATGTCTTTGTGTTGGTTATGGTACAAATATATAAAAGAATTGTATACAAAACAAAGTTTAGAAAAACTTTCTCAATCTTTCCCGTATCCACCCTGGATTTCTTACCTTTACATATATAATATATTAGTAACATTCAATACTTAATGTGATGGGATAAAAGTGGCAAAAGGAGGCATCCTTATACTGACAATAGTGATATTGTTGAGTATGATATGCGCTGTAGAAGGTTGGGGAATATTTGTTACTCCTATATCCGTGCTTGGGATACATCCAACAACAAGAACATCTTTCACATACTTTATAACAATACAAACCTTAATACTCGCAGCTCTTTATAGCCGTAGAAACGTTAAACCTTTGTTAGTGTTTATAGGGCTGGCTTCGCTTACCCTAATATCGATCTATGACATGGTTAACTACAATAGATACCATAACTTCTTTGCAGCTATGTTCTTTATATGTCAACCCATAATATTCTTCCTAGAGTATAAGACAAAAAAAGACCCTTACGAATTAACGAAGGGTTCAGTATTAGTGTTCTTTATGATACTATACGCAGCTGGTATATTACCTATACCAATCTTCGAATTGTTATCATATGCATGTTTGATTCTGTTCTTGTAAGTCTCCCCTAAAGAGACCTATCCCCCTTGGAAATTCTTTTCAATTTAGACTTCTTCATAGCAGTGCTCCGTGTTACGGGACCTAAGGATAATAAAACTGGTGTTATTTCACCGCACTTACCTGTGTGCATTTTACCCTAACTAAGCGTTATACTAAATCTTTCTGAAGCTATTGGAGAAAACTCTATTCCTTATTTAGGAACTACAATCCAACTTCTAATCCCCTTTTTGATTACCGAGGGATGATACTTTTACAAGTGCTTCGATGCCAAATATACTAAATATTATTTAACTACCGCAATTTTCACAGTCCGGATCTTGAATACTACAAGCTTTTGGTTGCTCTTTATTTTCCAGATCATCTAACCAAGTATCCATATCTCCATTGGTAGTCTGGGCTTTCTTACATTTGCAGTTTCCACCGCACTTACATTCT